ATGCCCTGTTGTTGTAGATGTCGTTCCAGAGACTCATAAGTTTAAATTTATCAAATACACTGCTGAATCGTTTACAAATTGGAAGGAAGATGTAATTGATTCAGAAAAAACCCTGATTATGGGTACTTTAAAGGAACAGATGCCCAGAACTGACGATATATTCTCACATGACACTGTTGATGTTTACAGGGTGCTGACAATTGAGAATGGTTAAGGGTACCTTCTTATATGGGAAAGAATATTAAGGAAATACCTTTGTTTATAGCTGGTTCTATAAATAACAGTACACACAATCAACCAATTCCTCTACTTTCTGTAGCTAATTGTTCTATACAGATATATAGAAAAGAAGCTGATCTTTCTAATAGTGAATTTTTAAGTTGCAATCCTACCCTTTGTATGGTAGGGGCTTCTAATGATGACGATCTACCTAATGTGGTGGGATCGTCCGTTATGCTTGTATTACCAGATCCACAAGCACGAATTTTTTATACAGTAACAGATACAGCTGCACTACAGCATGTAAAAACACACATTGATGATCTTTATGAAGAAGCTATCCGACATGGTGTAGCTATTCTTGATTCACGTAAAGGGGTGGAATCTGCTGAAGCACTGAGAATTAGGCAAGCCACTCAATCGGCTTCTATATATAGTATCTACCTTTCTGCTATTAATGCCCTGAAAGGTGGATTGCAGCTTATGTGTAAATGGTCAGGTTTAGATCCTAAGAGTATTGTAGTAGATGCTCCTTCAGCCTTGACTTATGGTATACCAGATTCTAATGTAATCCGTAGTATAGTTGAAGGGTTCAGTAAGAATGTTGTTCCTATAGATGTAGTACACAGATATTTAATAGGTTCTGGTTTATTAGACCAGACTATAAGTTTACAGGATTATATGGATCAACTTACTGAAGGTAAGGATGCATTTGATGCAGCAGGCTTAACTATAATAGAAAAGGGTGCTGATCCTACAGACACTAATAATAATAAAACTACTGGAACTGGGGGTTCAAGTGGAGGTGCGGATACCAGTAAAAAGTAAAAAGACACCAAAGACACCAATAATTAAAGTACTCATATAGGGTACTAACTTGAGGGCTTGAGGCTCTTGTATTAAATTCTCCGGAGGAGAAACAGATGGATTTTACGTTCATAGAAGATGCTGATTTACGGGCAAAGGCAGAGGAAGGTAACAAGGCAGAATTAAAGGAACTCAATGAAAGTATCGACTCTAAGATTTCAGAAGCTATTGTAGGCTTGAAATCTAAGAATGAAGAACTGTTGGGTGAAAAAAAGTCAATTCAAGAAAAACTGGCTACTTTTAAGGATATTACTGATCCTGAGAAAGCATTAGAAGCTTTAACTTTCATTAATGAAAATGAAGAAGCTCAGATGATTAAAGATGGGCGTTTTAACGAATTAATGGATAAACGCACCTCTCAGATGAAAATTGATCATGATACCGCTGTTACTGAACTTGCAGATAAGCTTATAGAAATGACTGACGGTAAGGGTAAGTATAAAGGACTGTATCAAACTAAAATGCTTGACGATGCTATGAGGGCTGTAGCTATTAAAGCAGGGGTACTTCCTGGTGCAATTGATGACGTACTTCTCAGGGCTAAGTCTGTATTCGCACTTGGCGTTGATGGTACAGTAGAAGCACGTACAGCAGACAACAAATTACTAAAGAACGAGGATGGTAATGTTGTGACACCTACTGTATGGGTTGAAGGATTAAAAGTAGGAAGTCAACACTACTGGCCTTCTTCAGAAGGTGCTGGAGCTGTTGGTGGTAATATCACTGGTGATGCGGATACTACTGAAAAATTAGCTGCATTGTCTAAAGCTGGTAAAATGGTAGAATATCGTGCACTTCGTAATAAAATGCGTGGTATTGCTTAAAGTATTGGGGCTGGAAACAGCCCTTTATTATTAATCTTACATTTTTTTGTTGACAATCGTTTTAGAACACTATATCATAATACATACTCCCAGGTAGAATCCAGAGGGTTTGAAATGGCTAGAGGCCAAGGGACAGTAAAAAGCAGTACTTATTATTTACGTATAATGTAGTACAAAATCAAACTCTTTGGAGGAATTAAAAATGGCTAATATCTGGGAACATCCCTCAATTATCGCACAGGAAGCATTGTTTCATCTTGAAGATGCTCTTGTAGTGACCAACATGTGTGCAAAGGACAATAGTTCTGAGTTCTCTACAAAGTCCAATGGCTGGAAGAAAGGTGATACAGTATCCTTTCGGACACACGGTGATTATGTAGCAGAGGATTTCTCTGGTACTATCAATATTCAAGATATTCAGACCTCAAGTCGTCCTATGACGATTGAGAAACATCTGGACGTTTCTGTTGAAGTAACTGCACGTGAAGAAGTACTTGACCTGGATTCTTTCAGTGATCAGGTTATTCGTCCTGCTGCTTACCGTCTTGCTGAACTTACTGAGAATTATGTTGCTGGTAAGATTCTACAGGGTGCTGGTCTGTATACTTCTGCTGACCTGTTTGCAGATGCTGCTGATATTGCACAGGCTCGTAAGTATTCAACCATCCAACAGTTAAGTACTCAACGGTACTGTCTTGTTGATCTGGATACCGAGGCTAACTTACTTGGTCAGACTTGGTTTAACCAGTCTCAGACTCGTGGTGCTGCTGGTGAAACCACCCTGTCTACTGGTCAAATGGGTCACGTAATGGGTATGGATTGGTATTCTGCCATTACCTTCCCTGAGCAAGAGCACACTAATGGTACCCTTGGTGCTGTTGGAACTCTGTTAACTGATAACACTGATCCCCTTGACAATAAGATTGGTCTTAGAGTACTTACCTTTGATGGTGGTACTATTTCTGAGACTATCTTAACTGGTGATCGTATTCTGGTTGCTGGTTGTCGTAGACCTCTGATTGCTGCTGCTGATGTAGCAGATGTAAATGCTGCAACTACTATTGCTATTGTTGATCCTATTACAGAGATCATCGCTGACGGTGCTGCAATTACAATCGTTGGTGGACAGGCTGCAACATTTGATGTTCATGGTGCTATTTTTGATGACCGTTCCCTGGCAGTAGCATTTCCTATGCTTGATATGCCTGGAGATAAAGTTACCTCTACAGCCTCTAATAATGGCGTAAGTATCCGCATCGTAAAAGGTTATGATATTAACACCAAGAAAACTACCATGTCTCTTGACTTACTATGTGGTTGTTTCGCCCATGACCCAAGGCGTATCACAATTTTAGCTGATACTCAGTAACAGTTAATTAATAGTTGATTGCAGGGTAGGTGCATTTTAGAACTACCCTGCAATTCACAGATGGAGATAATCTCATGATTGTAAAAATGTATAAGGGTAGTTCTGAATGTATTGCTGACAAAGATCAGGTACCTGTTATGGTAAATGGCGGATGGTCTAGGGAAAAGCCTACTCCTAAAGCAAAGGTAAAACCTGTTCCTAAAGCAGAACTTGTTGTTGAAGAAGAACCTGTTGTTGAAGAAAAACCTGCCCCAAAGGAAGAACCTGTAGTTGACGAAAAACCTGCTATAAAGGGAAAGCCTATCCTTAAGAAAAGACGTACCCCTAAGAAAAAGGAGTAAGTCATGGCAATTACTCTTGTTACTACTGCTGGGGCTGCTGATGCAAATGCTTTTGTTTCTTTAGCTGATGCAAACATTTATCATAAAGGGCGTGTACACAACCCTGAGTGGGTAAATGCTAGTGGTGGTGACAAATCTGCTGCAATTGTAATGGCTACAAGAAGTCTATGTTACCATTATAATTATGTAGGAACTCGAACAAATGAAACAGGAGCATTGTGCTGGCCCAGAACTGGGGTACTTGATAAAAGTGCCTATGATGTGAATCCTAATACAATTCCACAGTTCATGGAAGATGCCACTGCTGAATTTGCTTTTCTTTTGCTGGGGAAGGATAGTACGGTTACTGAGAATATTTCTGGTGGGCTTCAGGAATTGGTGGCTGATGATGTTTCCTTAAAATGGAATAATTCCAAAACGAAGTACTTCCCTGACATTCCTAAATCAGTCAGAAAGATGGTTTCTTATTATGTCCCTGCTGTAGCTACGGCTGGGGTAGTCCATTTAATAAGAGCATAAAATGACTGATCCTAAGACACTGATGCAAACTGAAGTACAGAACAATTTTCCTTTATTTGGTAATATTCGTACAGCTGTTGATTATTTTAGTGTGGCTAGTTCTGATTACTCCCCAAGTGCAGGCGAAGTTAGTGAATCTATTAATTCCACACAAAGTTCTGTGTATGTGATATTCACAGGGTACAAAATAAAAGATGTAGATGGTAGCATGATTCATATAAATGATCAAAAAGCTATTATTCCTACATTAGATTTAACAGCAGTACCCTCAGACCTTGATTACCTTACTGTGGGTTCTGTTCGATGGGATGTACAAAATGTTAAAACGGACCCTGCCAATGCTACTTGGACATTACAAGTACGTAAGAAGGTGACCGCATGATTTCTATGAATGTAACTCGTTTTAGAGATGAAATGCGTGTCGAGTTTGGTAAGATGAAAAGAGGACTGCAACGAGTCACACAGGAAACTGTCCGTGAAGGGTTCTATGCGGCTGCTAACAGTTCCCCTGTGTTGACAGGGTACCTTCACCACAATTGGGGGGTAGCTGTGCATGGGGAGCAACACAAGCCCCTTCAGCCTAGAGTAGCTGTTTATTATGGGAATAGTGATGGTGTGAAGCAGTCTTACCCTTATCCAACATTGCCAAGAAGTATTTCAAAAATCCGTTGGAATTCTAGGGTAGAATTGTATAATGATACATGGTATGCACAAGAAGCTAATTTAAATTCTAGTAGCCCTGGATTTAGTGAAATGGCGTTCATGGTAATGGAAAGTTACTTGCGTACAATGCAAGCAACTGATTGGATGAAAACACACGGAAAGATTCGTTCAGGATAATCTATGTTTGAATCAGAAAGACAAACAATAGAAGATCATCTTGGTACTCAATATAGTACAACTGCTATTGAGTGGGATAATGTTGATTTTAATCAATTAGGTCATTCTGAATACATTTCTTGTTTCATTAGGCACGGGAAATCTGATTTAGTGTCTATTGGTGGTAGTCAGAGAAATTATAAAAGGGTTGGACAACTTGCTCTCATTATTTTTACTGAATGGGGGGCAGGTCAAAAAAGGAATGACGACATAGCTGACATCCTTGTGGGTATTTTTGCTGGGCTGCAAATTAATGATATTCAATTTAAATCTTTCGAGCTTACTAATGTTGGTAAGAATCAAGAAAGATACAGACAAAATATGTATTGGTATTACGAAGCAAGAAATTGCTTAACGTGATTGTGACAATAAACTGGCCTTAAACACGGAGGATAGCCATGGGAGCATCATCAAATTTTACTGGTGTAGCATTCGTAAAAGAAACTGAGTGGGGTACTGACCCTGGAACTACTTATGCAGATGTAAATTATACGGCAGAAACACTGTCCTATAACATTTCAAGTATCACCTCTAATAGTATTCGATCAGATAGACAAATTTCTGACCTAATCCTTGTTGGTGCCGATACTTCAGGTGGATGGGATTTTGAGTTACAGCACAGCGATGAAATGGATGAGTTGATGCGTGGTGCTATGTGGGATGAGGAATGGTTTGAGGTTTCTTCATCTGCTAATACAATTGATCTAGCAACAGATACTATTGATGTTACTGTCCCAGGAAGTACTTTCATTGATATTGGTGATGCGAATGTTCAGTTGGTAGTTGGTCAGTGGTTTAATATTAAAACAAATATTACAACTAATGATGGTATTTATCAGGTAACTGAAGTAAATGGAACTGAGTATACTGTATCCCCTGATTTTTCTATTGCTGATACTATTACTACTGGTACTCTTGGTGGAAGTATGTCCCGTAATGGGGCGTATAAGCATAGCTACTATATTGAAAGATCTCATTCTGACCTTGACCCTACTGGTCAGTTCTTTCAGTTTGCTGGTATGGTAGCAGATACGTTTACTCTAAGTGCTGCTGCTGATGCGGTTCTTACTGGTAGTATTGGGTTCATTGGTAAGAATACGACGCTTACTCAAGCAACAGGCGGTACTGGTTCAAACGATGCTGCTGCAACAACACCATTTCTAAATGCTGTATCGAATGTTGGTACTGTATATATTGATGGTACCCCACTATTAACTTGCCTCTTGCAATCACTGACTGTTAATATTGCAAATAACAGTCGTGGTCTTTCAAGTGTTGGTATTCTTGGGTATTGTGATGTTTCTGGTGGTTCTTTTCAGGTAACTGGAGATATGGCAATGTACTTCAATGATGAGACAATGTATGATCTGTTGATTGGTCAGGATTCGTTCTCATTGAGTTTTGATGTAACTGAGGATACAGGAGATAATCAATACAGAGGGTATGTTGTTACTTTACCTAAAGTCAAAATCAGTACTGATGCTATTAACTCTGGTGGAATGGACCAGGATGTTATGGAGCAGGTTAGTTTTCAAGCTCTTATTGACCCTGTAACAAGTTGCACAATACAGATTGATAGTTTACCTGCTATTACTGACGGATCTTAATTGACACCACAAAGGTTTGGTCGCTCCCTGTGAGAACATCACTGGTGTCCATCAATCAAAGGTGGGTGTTTCGAGACAGGGAATTTATAACTTTTTGACACTGGAGGTCAATCATGAAACTTAACGCTTTTGCAACAAACCCCGACAAAGAATTAAATGGAGTTTGGCATGATATTGGAGAGGGTGCTAGAGTGCTTGTAGCCCGTTCTGGTAATAAAAATTATCAGGCAGAACTCCGTAGGGAAATGAAACCATTTAGAAATCGTTTGAATCGAAACGACCCTACAATGGAGCCTATTGCTGAAAAGATTTTAATACGAGTAACTGCTAAAACTATTTGGCTTGATTGTGAGGGAATTGAAGAAGCTGATGGAACAGAGATAGAATACTCCGCAGAAAAGGGTATTGAAATGCTGGCAGAGTATCCTGAACTGAGAGATATTATTCAGGGGTTAGCTGATGACCTTTCTTCTTATCAAGATGAGTTTAAGGAGGAAGTGGTAAAAAACTCAAGGAAGTCCTCGACTGGCAAGAGAAAGTAGGGGGCAAATACAGTTGGCTTGTAAATCTAAGTAATCAAGGACATAAAATAGATATCTTAGATGAGCAGCCTGAGTTATTACAAGAAGCAGCTTTTTTCTGGGAGGTTTTTACTTCATTATCGTCATCTAGACAAATAGGTATGTCACTTGGGCCAATTCCTATATTTGCCTATGAATCATATTTCAGGATTTTTGATATTTATGATTCAGATGAACAGCATGAAATTATAGCTATAGTTTCTAGTGTAGATAGTTATTACTTACAAGCCCAGCACAAGAAAACTACAAAGAAGAATAAGAATCAATCACAGCAGGGATCTGATAAATCTCATGTACCCCCGACAAGGAGGGAAGAAAAACCCAAAAGAATATAATTAAATTTATTTAATAGATTTATAATTATTCTTTTGGGTATTTTTGTTTTAAATTATGGCTACTCTCGAAATATTAGTTGATTCTACCAAAGCTGTACAAGGTATTAACAAAATTGAAAGTGAAATAAAGGATCTAGAGGCTCAACTAGTAAAAGCAGAAGCTGAGGCTCACAAGCTCAATAAAGCTTTTAAATTTGGTAGTAAAGAAGCTAGGGATGCTAGAAATGCTATAAAAGCCCTTAAAATAGAATTAGAAGCGGCACAAAAAGAACAAACTAGATTAGCAAATAGTTTAACAAGAACCAAAACTGAAATAGAAAAACTCCAAGTAGCTACCCAAACACTTGCAAAAACTCCAATTACTCAATTACTGAAATCTTTTAAAGATTTTTCAAGGGAGATTTTTGTTGTAAAAAATGAATTGGGTGATGCCTCTACTATTGCTAAACAATACACATCCATACTAAGTGAATCTGCTACTGTAACTGGTATGGCAACAAAAAGACAATTTGATTTAGCTGTTTCTTATAAAGCATCTGAAGCTGCTTTAACCCAAATTGATGCCTCTTTAATGCGATACTCTGCTATGTTAGGGGAAGTGGCTATTCTTGAAGCTGGCTGGACAAAGATAATGCAAAATAGGATTGCTGTACAGCAAGTAGATGTTGCTATAGCTAAAGCAAAACACACTTCCTCAAAAGCTGAAATAGCCAGTATTAAAATCCAAACAATACTACAAAGAGACCTTTCTGCTACACGTTCTGCTAGTATAATGGTTAGTGAGGGTTTGATAGCTGCTAATATGGAAGAAATAGCTTCTACCTCACTGTTAAATTCTAGATTAACGGGTTTAACTGTTTACGAAACAGAAGCTGCCCTTGCAAAAGCATTAAATGCCGAATCTAGTCAAGTTCTTATTGCTGTACAAAACTTAGAGGCTGCAAATACAGCAAAACTTGTAACTACTAAAGCAGAATTAGTTTTTCTTAGTAAAGCAGCCTCTGTAGAAAAACTAAAAGAAATAGCTATAGACGAAACTAAACTTGCTATTCAGAGGAAAATAGTAAGCAACACTATGGCAGTAATTGCTGAAGAGCGAATTTCTTTAATTTTAAAAGCTGAATTAACAGCAGCAGATCAGGCACAATTAATTGTTAAACAGGGTCTTGTTGTATCTATCAAAGCTCATGCTATAGAATTAGAAATATTAAGAATGCGGACATTAGGAATGACTGAAGCTGCTATAGCTTCAGCCCTTGCTACAACTCAGGTAACACAAGCTGTAACAGTAGCAACTGAAGCAGGATTACGTAAAGCAGCCGTAGATCAGATAATTATAGGTTTAGAAAATGAGCATATTGCAGTATTAGCAAAATTGGATGTCCTACAAAATAAAGTTGCAATAACATTGCAAGAAAAAATAGCACTTGCGAGGGCAGAATTAGCGGTAGCACAAGCTCAAACATCTTCAGATAAGTTACGAGCAAATACTATAATGACTGTAGCTATCGCTGAGAAGAAGTTAAATATAGAAACTGCCAAAAAAGCATTAATTAATGCTGGTATAGTTTCTAGTGATATAAAAAGGATTGATGTAGAACGTCTTCTAGCCATAGCCCTTAAAAAAGGGACAGTAGAAGAAGTTAGGAATATGGTGGCAAAAGAACTAAGTGCAATTGAAACGAAAAAGGCGACAGTAGCTACTGCAAGGTATGGCAAGGCTTTGCTTATCGTAAGAGGGATTATGCGAGGAGTTGCTGGAGCAATGGGTCCACTTTGGATGTCCTATGGATCTATACTCCCAATGATGACAGCTTTTATTGCTGCTGCTGCTGCTATTAAATCTCTGACTCTTGGTGCTACTTTTGAGTACGATACTAAGTATGCTTATGAACTTAGTGGAGGAATTGAAGAAGCAGGGATATCTTTAGAGGAATTTAGAGAGCAAATCCAAGACCTTGAAGGTCTTCGGACTTCAACAGTTGAACTTGCTGAGGGTATGAAAGAGTTTGCTAAAGCAGGTGTTAGTACCGCTACTGCTTTAAAAGATATTGCAGAAATGAGTAAGTTTGCTACTGTTGCTGAGATAGGTTTAGCTGACGCAACTAAACTTGTTATTGGTCAAGCGAATGCATTTGGTATTTCTTATTCAGATGCTGCTAATAAATTATCTGCTGCTGCATTAGGGTCTGCAACAAGTATTGAAGAAATGGCAGTTTCTATGCAGTATACAACTGAGTTAGGTTCGATAGCTAAAGTTACATTTGACGAGGTTGCCGCTTCGCTTGGTATTTTAGCTAATGCTGGTATCCGTCAGTCTAAAGCTGGTACTGCATTGCGTACAAGTATTATTAGAATGCAAGTGCCTACCAAAAAACTTGATAAAATGCTGGCCTCCCTGAATATTGAATGGAGTGCATTCCTGGACGATGGTAAAGTTAAGAACATTGGGAGAATGTTTAAAGAACTTGAGAAAGCAACTAAAGACCTTACGGATAGAGATCGAATTGTCCTATTAAAAGAATTGTTTGGATTACGCTCTATGAAGGCTGGTGCGAATGTTCTTGCTAATATTAATAAAGGGTATGATGAATTTCTTGAAAACGTAAAGAAATCTTCTGAAGGGGTTACATTTTTACAAAAGAGTTATGAAAAGTTTACTAATACTTCTAAGGGGCAATGGGAATTATTGAAAACAGCTATTGTTAATACTTTGGTTGCTGTTTTTGATTCTGCGGAGACTACTGAGTTTTTAAGGACTTTTCAGGAGGTAGTTGCAAAACCTAAATTTGCTGCTACCATAAAGTTAGTTGCTTCGGCAGTAAATGATTTACTATTGGTTATGGGTAAATTAATTGAAACAGTACTGTCAATACCTACTGTTGCTTTAGATCTTGGATTAATTGGGTACGCTTTATTTGGAACTAATCCAATAGGGAAAACTATTGCTGGATTAATTATAGGTACAAAAGTATTAAAGGAAGTTAGCGAAGAGACAGATAAAATCTTTAAGGCTATGAATAAGGATTTGAAATTTGGGGATGAAAATCCTGCGTTGGCTATTGTAGTTGGTATGGAAGACCCTTTTGATTTACTAATAGAGGAGTCTAAAGTTAGTTGGAAAGGCTTCCTTGATTGGTTACTTGTAGAAACAGAAATAACAGCTAAAGAGCTTGAAGTCTCACTAAAAGATACTATTTGGAAAATGGATGAAAAGGGTAATTTTTATGATAAAGATAAGAAACAGATATTTGATGAAGGTGTATCTGAATTTATTACTCAAGAGCAAGCTGACAGAATTATTAGGGTAAAAGAAGCTGTAACTGATACTGATAAGGCATTGTTAGCATTATCTGATTATATGGATAAACTAGCTGATGATGCTTTACCTGCAATAGAAGTCCTTGAGATACAAATAGAATTAGTTTCTGCACGTCTTGCTTATGAAAAAGAAGGGACTGGAGTATACGCCGAACTTCAATCTCAGTTACAGAATATGTCAATGGAATATACTATTCTGATTGATCAAGCTAAAGGAATAAATACAGAAACTGATGAGTATAGATATAAACTTTCTCTTATATATGATGAAATTTATACCATAACAGATGCACAAAGAGTATGGCAGAAACAGATTCAACAGATGAATTCTGATACTGAGGTTTTAAGGAATTCTGAGAAAGACCTTGCTGCTGCTGAGAAACTATTGGCAGAGGTAGGACTTACTGCTCGAGAAAAAAAGATAAGAGCAATTAAAGAAGAATATAAAGCGAATGCTGACAATACTGATTTAATGGAGGAATCAGCAGCCAATGCACTTAGAGCCTATGATATCCGGGTTGCTGCAGAAGCGAAAGAAAAGGCAATGAAAGACACGCTCAAAAAAGCAACACAAGAGCTAACAAAAGCAGAAGCTGATTATATTAAAATGCTTGAGAAGTGGGATGCTTCAATAGCTACTAAAGCCATGGATGCTCGTGGAAAAATTATGGCAAAAGCCATTAAAGAATATGATGAGATGCGAGATGCTATAGCAAAGATGAAAAAATCTGAGAAAGAGTATGCTAGGCTCCTTGCAGTTGGTACCGATAAGCTTAGAAAAGCGACTCAAGCAGATTTAGATGCAGTTGCGGTTGCTGAAAAGTTAAAATTAGCTACTTTAAAAAAATCTATGGCCCTTAAAGATGAGGAGAAAGCCTATAGTACTTTGAGTGCATCCCTTAAAGGCATAAATAAACTTAATGCTGAGTACAATGAAGAGATGAAGAAGTACGAGCGTAGTTCTGATTACGTTAAACTTCTTAAAAAAGATGTTAACGCAGCAGAAGTTGCTTGGACTCGACATAATAAAGTTGTAGTAGAATCGGTTTATTCTGTGAAGAATCTTATTCAAGCTTATAAAGAAACTGGTACAGTACTTGAAGGGTTCAAAGCAGGGTTAGCTGATATTAAAGAAGAGATGAAAGAACTTAGTGAATATAGCTTTGAATTTGCACATGATCTTAGGGACGCTACAGCAGCCTCTATAAGCGCAATGTTAAAGTCAGTGACGTATGGGTTACGTAGGGCTAAAAACGAGCTTAAAACCGTCTTAGATGACTCCCTTGAGGCTGCTACTGAAACTTACAATGAAGCTTTGGTTGAACTTGAAAAAAGTTATGCCTCTGGAGAGCTATCAACTCTTGAGTACGAAGCAAACAAACTTGATATTCTGGAAAACTTTAATGAGTCCAAGTTTGATTCACAGACTGAATATAATAAGAGTATTAAAGAAGCTGAAGCTCAACTTGGAATGGATATTAAAGATATCTGGTTTGGTGTTCTTGATAGTATTTTAGAAAAAGCTGCTGATTGGGCTGCTGATATGATCTGGACTATGGGAACTAATGTAGCTAAGGGAGTTGTTGAGGCTATAACTAAAGGCACAGGTTCCTTAGCGGATGCTATGAGTAATTTAGCAAAGGGTGATATTAAAGGGGCTGCAAAATCTATAGGAGAAATGCTTACTGGTAAATCTGGAGCAATGGATGTTAATGTTGTTTCTTCTGTATGTTGTCCAACTGAAGCTCTCAAGGAAGTGAAAAAGTCAATAGATAGTGCATCTGATGCAAATGTGGATGCAATTGGAGCAACTGCTGCTGCTGCTGCCGTTACATACACGTTTGCAAATATGGCAAGCAGTCCTGGAGGGGTAGAGGCTGGAACTGATATATATGCTGGAGCTGCCAAGGCTGGTATGGCTACAATCGACAGTTTTGTAGATGTTGCTGAAGCTGCTGATAAAGCAGGTGGTTCTCTTGATAAAATGGCTACAAGTACAGAAGTAGCTGATACCGCAGTGTCTGGATGGACAGTAGCAGGTAACGCTGTTGGAACAGCTGCTTCCGCTTATGGTCTATACTCTGGAATTAGTTCTATGAGTGAGGATGGTATTAATGTAGGTAATGCTGCAGGAACTGCTGTTAGTGCGTATGGTTTGTATAATTCTGGTACTGCCCTGTATGAAAGTTATGCTGCTTATATGGCAGCTAAAGGAGGTACTGCTGTAGCAACTCAGGCCGCAGCTCAAGGAGGGGCTAAAGTCGCTCAAGGTGCTAGTGCTGGAATAAGTGCTGGAACTGCTGCTGTTAGTATGGCTGCTGCTGTAGCAATAAATGCTATTATAGGAAACCTGACTCCTTCAGTAGAGATGTTTAGTACTACCCTGCAATCTGCTTCTGGGAATATGTTGGATCTTACAACCTTTGCATATGAAGAATCAACTGCAATGGCTAGATTCTCTGACCCTGCTTGGGTAAAAGCTCAACTTGATGCAACTCAGCAATATGGAACTAATGTCATAGGTCACGGTGTAAATACCCCCGGTTATGGAATGGTCGATGCCCCTGTATCTAATACTATTATGGGGGCTTATGAAGCTGGGTCAATAGATACTGGTATGCTGGCTGCTGAAACTGAGGGTGGAAGCGAACAAGCTGCTGCTGTAGAAGCTATAGCTGATTCCCTTTACAGCAAGCTCCATGATGTGTATACTGCTATTCAGCTTGATTCTGAAATGTATGGTGATTCACTGAGTACGCTTGCACTGAATATGGGAGAATCTATTCCAGCATTTGATCAATATGTTGATGCTGTGATTGGATCAAATGTCGCTATTGATGCTTCTGCTCAGATGATGGACCTTGCAACTCAGGCAGCAACAGGTAATTCAGATGCTCATTATCAATTACAAAATGCTCTGATAGCTCAAGGCATGTCTACTGAGCAAGCAACTGTTACAGCAACTCAAATGGCTGCTGTCATGCTTCAGGAAGGGGCTGCTGCTGGAAGTGCTGCTATGTCTACACTTGAAGCAGCATATGCGATAGATGATTTTGGAAATACGATGGGAAGTGTTGCTTCAGATGCTTCAAGTGCAATGAATACTCTTTCTGGTTACGTTTCTGCTGCTTCTATGAAAGCAGAACAAGTAGAAGCAATGGGACATGCAAAAGGAGCAATTTTTGATTACCATGCTTCTGGTGCAATCATGTCAACCCCTACTGTCTTTCATGTTGCAGGGGATGGAGCAGGTTCAGAAGTAGTTGCTCCTTTACCATACGGTCCAAATATGATGGCCGATATCTATGATGCTACTGTAGGTAGGGAAAGTAATGCACCTCCAGTAATTCATAATCATTTCTATGTAAATGGAAAAGAAGTATCACATGAGATTATGCCTGATGTTGACGCACATATTGTAGCAAGAAATGAGAGTGGATTAACTACTGAAAGGACTAAGTATTAAGATGCTATTAGTTACTTTAAATATAAATAATGATGATCATTATATAAATATAAGTGATGAGTACTTAGCGTTAACTGATTTCTGGGATGCTAAGATAGTCTCTTTTGGGTCTATTAGATACTCTACAGCTAGAGTATATGGTGGGTATGTACAGCCTGTTTTTGGATCTATTTCTTTACTTCCTGATGTTTTCCAGGGTGATGACTGGCCCCCTCCAAAGACTTGTGGTATTGAGGTTAAACTCGCAAATCTGGTTCAAGAAGATGCGGTTACCCTATTTACTGGAGTAATTCATAGACAAGCAATTAAACGTGATGAGATAGAGTATGGATTGTTTGGTCTAGATGAATCAGAAAATGATGCCAGTATCGCTTATACAGGGAATTTAGAGGCTGAGATTGCATTTGAATGTGATCCTTTGAGGTTGAATCTAACTTTAAACACTGATAGAACTACAAGAGCAGCATCTCTTGATACTGGATATTCTCCATCAGGGAAAAGAGATAGATTAGAAGTAATGTCAGAAGTGACTGCTTTTTTCTGTCATTATTTTTGGATTGAAGGGAGTACTTTGTACTTAGCTGATATGTTTCTTGATAATGAGGATGATACTCTAGTATTGACTGAATTTGAGGTACTTCCTTCAACGTATAAAGATAACCCAGCATACTCATTATTTAAATCAGATGATTATTCTGTTGATGGTGGTTATTCTTATGGTAAGGAATATTCAATATCTCCTAACTGTCAAGCAAATGAACCAAATGCTGTACTTGCACTTGAAGATATTAGGGAAATAATACAAGGTGTGACAGGAAGCTTAGAGGATCATGCGAATATTGTCATTAAAGCTCCTTTAGAGCAGGCTAACATCCCTAACATTGGACAGAAAATTACACTTACTGATGAAAGTCTACAAGAGCCTGTTAATATTACAATGCATGCAAGAGCAATTATTTATGATTTTGATAATTATGAGATGGTTATTGAAGGGGAAGGTACTCTAGTATGAGCTGGCTACTTGATAATAATGGAGATTACGTACTTGATAATGCTGGAAACCGTATTTGGGTTGGTGAAAGTCAAGCTGCTACTCCTGAATATGAAATCCCTACAGGGTTACAGGTCATTGCAGAAAATAGAATGACTTCGGTAGAAGCCTCTTCTGAGAATGCAAATTATCCTGATGATAATGTCCTTGATGAGCATCCCAAGAAAGTATGGAAAGCTGTTGATAGTGTAACTACTGCTTCTTTAAAGTGTACATTTACGGGTGGATGTAATACCCTTGCCATATTTGGTTCAAATGCATCTTCTATTACTGCAAATATCAGGGATCCTAATGCTATTTCTTGGCCTGACTTTGTATCAAATATTTGGGTAGATGTTGTATGGGTGTATACTCCAATTACTACAACTATTGAAATGCAGCAAACAGGTAATTCATTTGCAATGTGGGCTACTTTTGAATACCTAGAAGATACATTGACTATGGATATTATTTTTAATTCTTCTGAAACAGTGCAAGCTGGGGTAGTTGTAGCAGGGGAAGCCCTTGGATTTAGGAACCCTGATTATGGACTGACACAGGGAGCAGTTGATTATTCTATTCCCAAACAAATGAGTAATGGTGCTTTTTGGTTCAAACAACGTGATGTAGTTAGAACTTTCTCAGGTAAAATGCTGCTTGAGAGGGATGCTGAATTTTACTCATTTATGAATACTGTAGCAAGGGTTAATTCATACTCCCCAATGGCATGGAGAGTTACAGATTTAGATAGTTTTGAATGGGTAGTTTATGCAAGATTTACAAACCAGCCACAAGGTACTCATGCTTATCCTATACATTCATCCGTTGATTTTTCAATAATAGAAGTTTTATGAGAGGTACTTCAAATGGCAGTAAATGCGTATTATAGAACAGCTTTAACAGGTGGCGGAGCAACAGCTCTTGATAGTATTCTTATAGAAAACTTGAATGATGGGGATTTTGCTCTCTGTGCAGTATCAGATGATTTTTATGTATATAAAATGGATATTACAAGTGGGGTAGGTGAAGATGTTCCTTATGTCATTGCTCCTGATGATATTGCTACCACGGATGAAAGGTGGATTCAACAATCAGTTCCTTGGAAAGGGGATTCAGGTAGTATGTTTTTGAACTCTTCTTGGGTTAAAGATCCCCAAGAAATGCTTTGGAATGTAGCAGAAGAAACTAATGCTGGTATTGGTTATTGGTGGAATGATAGTAATGATGGTAAAGTCTGGCCTCGTCTTTTTAATGAGGAGGCTTGTTGGGATAATCTTGCTTTAGTAGGTTCTGTTGAAAGTGTTTCTGCTGGGGGTGAGTGGATAGATGTCCTTGATGAGACAACTGGCTCTGGTGGGGTTTTAATAAATTTAATTCTGCCTGCTGTTGTAGCTACTAATAGTGTATCTGTACGGGTGACTGTAGATGGAACTCTTTATGATGCACTTATTTTTACTGCTGAAAATGACACAGATCGTTTCTTTGCTGGTAAGGCTACTGGTTGGGCACATTATGGTGGTAGGGGTAATGCAGATATGGTTTGGCCGCATGAGATTTCTGGTGAGACTGGATTGGTGTCCGGTCTTGCTTTCAGGCATACAAGAACAGGTACTAATGATGCCTGGACTCTTTTATGCACTCCTAATGCCTCCTTGTGTGCAGCCCCATGTGTTAGATTTGAATCAACACTGAAAGTTGAAATGATGGCTTCTGCTATTCCTAGTGGAACAGAGCAAAAGAAAGGGGCTGCAATTTATACATTAGATCAACACTAAGAGAAAATTATGAGAATACTTTTATTAATAACATGGATGGTATTTAGTTTACCATCTATGGGTATTGCTGCTGGTGGTGAGATGGAGCTTGATCAGTACCCTCAGTTTACTGGGCCTGCTACATCTTCTGATTATTATTTCATGGTGGATGCAGGGTCTCCTGAAGGTGGGGCAAAACTCTTCTTCTCAGGATTGGCTACTGATTGGATTAATGGTCAAGGTGATTGGTCTAATTTCAGTGATGATGTTGCTGCAAATCCAGCAGTAGCATCTAATACAATTAAAGTAAGTTCTACTGATATTGGGGTTGCTGGATTTGGATACCCAAAGCTTGGGGAATCTTCATCTTCAGCATATCGTGGAGATCGTGGATTGATTGCTTATACTCATAGTCAATCCCCACATCCACCATCTGGGGCAGAGATTAATGTTCAATCAGACTGGGATCAGGTGATAACTAGTGCTGACGATTTCATTAAAAACAAACCAGATATTTCAGGTGTTATGCCTCCTGGTAGTGATGGACAATTAATACAATTTGTAGGAACTACCCCTACAGCCGTAGATTATTTGACTAATATTGGTTTGAATATGAAAGGTGCTCAAATAAATTTACAGTTTAATGATGATGATAATTTCTTAAATGATACTGAAACTGATGCTGATCATGTATTTTCTGCTGCAAAGATCCTAGCGATTATTAGTGATAAGGATGAAGTTACTGCTGCATCAGATGACTTAGTTTTAATTGGGGATACAAGTGATTCAGGTAACCTGAAAAAAGTACTTGTATCTGATTTTGCT